GAACAAGAACAAGAACAAGAACAAGAACAAGAGCAAGAACAAGAACAAGAACAAGAACAAGAACAAGAACAAGAACAAGAACAAGAACAAGAACAAGAACAAGAACAAGCACAACCAGAACAAGCACAATTAGAACAAGCACAACCAGAACAAGAGCAAGCACAAGACCTTGAATTAGATAATAAGATAACAAAGGTAAAATTAACACCAAGAAAAAATAATTTTGTAAAAATAGGAAAAAATAATATTAATCTAAATAATACAAATATACCACATGTAATAACTCCGAAGAGTAAAAATTATAAAAATATTCGTAAAAATTAGAATTTATTACAAATAATACAATAAAAAATTGAATATTAATATCTTTATTTATTTATGGTCATATAATACATATTAATATATAAAATGTCTGTATCTTTTATTATGAATGATGATGTATCTATCTCTGAGCAAAATACTAATGAATATGATGAATTAGAATATGGTATACAAGAACAAAATTTAGCGATAACTTATGAAGACAATGTTCAATTAGAACAAGATGAAATTGTAAATCCATTTTATGTAGATTTACGAGGAGGTAATTTAAAATATATATCATGGGGAGACATGATGCGAAATTATAATTCAATAATAATTATTACAAATGCAAATAATAAAAAAGAAAATGATAATTCATTACAAACACTATTTAATTATAAAATTAAGAAAAATGATTTAGATAATATTACAGGTATAACATATTTTAGAACAACAATAAATATTATTAGAAATAAAGATCATTACTATAAAACAAATATAATTAATAAAACTGAACTTAATAAATTATTTCCTACTGGAAAATTTAATGAAAGTGAATTAGTATTATGTATTTTTGAAATGGATGAAGATAATACACGCAAATATTGTAATGTGTATATACACAAAGATGATATATCATCGGTGAAAACAACAATTGATATGTGTAATTATTATATTAATAATAAAATGGATATTATAACATCTGAATTTTTTGCACATATTAAAGATAATGAATATTGGACAAATAAAAAAAATTTAGAGATTAATATGTCTCATTCGTTTGTAGATAGAGAATTTAATAATCAACGTACATCCACAGCTTCAACATTTAAAGTAGTTACGGTACAAAAAGAAAGAGAACAAAATTTTAAAACATTAAAACAAGGCATGGTAAATCCATATACTGCAGATGAAATTATTGATAAAAAAAATATATATGAAAATGTAAAAGCAAATTTTATTGATCCATCAGCAGTAATTAGAAATACAAAATCTGGAAAAAAACGAACATTTTATAGTTCACATGTCGATAAAATTTCATTTGAATATATTTCTGAATTATTTGATAATATATTATCTGAAAAACAAAAATATGATATGTTACATAATATGTTAGTATCAAAAGAATATTGTCATCTTATTATTAATAATAAAAGTCTATTACAAAAATCAAAAGCTATATTTGATAAATATAAACATGTATTTAAATATACTGTAGGTTATGCATGGCTTACATTATATCTTGAAGAATGTCTTGCGAGATCCCGTGCTGTAAAAGATAGTCGTTTTGTATTTGATATACATACCGCATCAGAATTACCAGTATTTCCGTATATCTATTCTGATTTAAAACAAAATCCATATATTACTGTATTAATTGATAATATTGAATTACCAGACCATAATACTTATGGATTAAGTTATCGTGAAAATTATGATGGTTATGGTATAACTAATATTGAAACTTTTAAACGAAGATTTAATATTTTTGCATCTGGTAATGCGAATATAGATATACTTGATGGTATTAATTGGACAAATTTTGCAGTTTCTGGTTCTCTTATTACTGCGTGTCTTCAAAAACGTTCTCAATTACTTGATGCACATGTTAAAATGAATAATAATAATGAAGATATTGGTTTTCAAAGTTTTATTAAAAAATATTATGGTGAATCAGATATTGATTTAATGTCTAATCAAACAAATATTATTGATTTTTTAAATAGTGTACAAGATGTATATAATTTATTGCAAAAGAATTTAAATGCTACAATAGAAGATATGCGATATGAATCAGTTAAAACATTTGCAATATCTATTACAAAATATTTTTTTGAATGTTATTTGGATGATTTTAATAAGACATATGGTTTTACTAAAACAAAAGAAGAATTTGAAAGTATGACTGAAGAAATGATATTTAAACTATATATATATCAAAAATATATTGAAGTAAAAAATATTATTACAAAAAAATTAATTACAGGAGATAATATTAAAAATAAATTTGTAACTGAATATTTTATTCCAAATAGTTATCAAAATATGAATATTTATGTTGTAGATTCTGATAATTATGATAATTATAATAATAATGATACTGATATAATTTATTATCTAAATGATCTTGGTAAAGCAGTACCACAAAAAGATAATAAACTTGTGATTAAATTTTCAGAAAATGTAAGATATAAATTATTCTGTAAAAATACAAAAATAGAAATGTTTAGAATAAGAGATAAAGATTTTTTTGGAACTGTAGCACGTTTTCACTTTCCATGTGTACGTGCTTATTATCAAGGAAATAATGTATACATTTTACCAAGTTGTATAACATCAATGATGACTGGACTTAATATTGAATATAAATATTTTGCAGGTATTCGAAATCCAGTAGATATTATTAATAAATATATGCAACGAGGATTTGGTGTACTTTTAAATAAATTTGAGATTAATAAATTAATTGAATATAATAAGAATTTAGATGAATCACATGTTCTTAAATATAAAACAGATTCTGATAAAGATATAATACTTGGAAAGAAAAATATTAAAAATAAAATTTATAGTATACCAAATGATATTGATAGTGGAAAAATATATGAAACTAATGTAGATTTAGAAAAATATTATAACATTAATCAAAAAAATTCATGCGTAGATTATCTTAAAATGACAACCATTAATAAAAATGGTAATATAAATAAATATTGTCCATCTTATGTACAACTATGTTATGAAGAAATGAATTAATATTTTTTTATATTGTATTTTTTTTATATTTTATATTATTTTTATTGTATATTATTTTTTTATATTTAATTTTTTTTCTTATAATAATATATCAATGAAAAATAAACAACTTATACTAATAGTATTATTAATTTTAATAGGTATTGTATTATGGATAATATGTAATAAAAAAGAACAATTAAATGCAACATTTTCAATGTGTGCACAATCAGATTTTACAACATTATTAGATAATATGAATACATATTCTCAACAAAATTTTACAGATAATACAGCCAAAAATATTGTATCTGGTTATACAGATTGTTACAAAACTTTTTATAATAGTATTTTACCAATGCAAGAAGCAAATAATAATTTAAATAATTGTTTACAAAATATAAATAATTTACAGAAAAATTGTGACACTACATGTAAAAATGATTATACAAATTCTAATTTTCAAGTAATATCAGAAAATGTAAATACAGAATATAATAAAATTAATAAATGTATACGCAAAAATCAATTAAGAAATTGTGAAAAAAATATTATTTTACCACAAATAAAAAATCTAGCTACGTTATATGCAAAACATACAACTGACCAAAATATTATAGATTTTGTTAATAATAACGTAACATGTGAAATAAATTATTATAATAGTATATTACCATTACAAGAAGCACAAATTCAACTTAATAAATGTATTAATAATTATACAAGTTGTGATAGTGAATGTAAACAAAAATTTTATAATATGCAAAATCAATATCCAGATATACAAGATGCTATAAATACTTTTAATAATCCAAATAGTATGCAAGAATGTACAAATATTTAATAAATAAAATTATTGATTAATATGCAAAGAATATCAATCATTTTTTACATACTCTTTGTAAAAATATCTATTAGATTTTTAAGAAAGAGTAGATTGGGATTAAAACACTTTGTTTTTAACCTCTACATACTCTTTGTAAACGTCTTTCTACATACAGTACATGTATAGAATACAGTAGCTGGTTCATCGATACATCTAGTCTGGGTAATATAATAAATATGTTTGCGTTCTCCACATCTAGCACATTTAAATTCATCAGTTGTATTTACTGTAGAAAGTGTATCATCTCGTAAATTATTTTTATCAATAATAGATTTCCATCTTGCTGGATGAATCTGATACATGTGTAAAAATGCTATAATTTGTCCAGATAATTTAGAATTAAGTATGTCATTAATTAGAGTTTTATTTTGAATTTCTTTATTATTTTTATCTAAATTTATTAATATATTATCTAATTTATCATTATAAATCATAGGAAAAAAGTGTTGTGGAAAACCATTTGCAACAACGTAATTTAATGAAAATTCAAAAACACCTTTTTCTATATCTTCTGCTACTGAATAACAATCTATTACTGTATCTATTTTTTTAACAATATCTAATCTATTTATAGATTCATCAGCAAATTTTACAAAACTGATTGGTAATATCAATGAATTATCCATAATAAAATCAAATGTTTTTAAATATTCTTTTTCATATAAATAATTATTAATATTTAATTCTTTTTGTAATATTTCTTTATTTTGTGTATTCATTGTGATATTAAAACTGTATATAGTTATTTAGTTAAATATAAATTAATAAAATAAATAATATTCAATTTTTATTAAATTAAAAAAAACTGAAATATAATGTGTAAATATACTTATGAATATAGATATAATATATAAATAATATATATGTCTAGATATTATAAAAATAATACTAATAATAATCATAAATTATCATTATATACACATTATAATATAAATGATATTAAAAAAAATATAGATAATATTAATGAACATATTAAAATTAATAAAAATAAATTATTTAAACCACATTTACAAGATAAACAAAAAATAGTAACCATAATTTTAGATTATATTAAACAAAATAAGAGAAAAATATACGGTGGTTATGCAATAAATCAACTTGTTATGATAAAAAATAAACATGATTGTATTTATAACAAACATGATATACCTGATATTGATTTCTATTCTCCAGATCCAAATACTGATATTATAAGATTATGTAATATATTAGTTGATACTGGATTTACTAGAGTAAGTGGAAGAGAAGCTAAACATAAATATACGTATAGTATTTTTGTGGAATATGATTTATATTGTGATATAACATATGTTCCTAAAAATATTTATAATAAAATACCATATAAAATTATTAATAATATTTATTATGTACATCCAGAATTTATTATAATAGATTATTTAAGAATAATTAATGATCCTACTAGTTATTGGCGACTCGAAAAATCATTAAGTAGATTACAATTATTAAATCAATATTATCCACCACACTATATAAATGATGCAATTTATATTGGTAAAACAAAAAATGATGAATTTATTTCAAAATCTATAAATATTATTATTGATTATTTACTAGATAAAAAAGAAATTATTGTTATTGGATTATTTGCATATAATTATTTTTTGAAAGAATCAAACTATAATAAAAAAAATATAAATATACAAAATATAAATAATTTACCATTTATTGAATTAATATCTAAAAACTTTGTAATTGATTCTAAAAATGTAATAGAACTTTTAAAAACAAATTTTACAGAATATATAACTTTTACAGAATATCATCCATTTTTCATATATCATGGCAATTGTGTAGAAATATATTTTAATGGTGATTTAATATGTATTATATATGATTATGATAAAAGATGTCATATGTATCAAACTATAAATTATATTGATAATAAAAAAATTAATATAGGTACATTTTCATTAACGTTATTATATGCTAATATAAATATAATTAAATATAAAATAATTAATAATTTTGATTTGAGTGAATTATTTGAATCAATATGTTCGCATTTGCTTCAATTTAAATCTTATTTTTTAAATAATACAAAGAAAACATTATTAGATAATCACTTATTTAAAGATTTTATTTCCGATTTTATTGGTCCAGATATTAATCCAGAACATGAAATATTAATAAAATACGAAAAACGTAAGGCAAAAAATAAACCAAGTATGTTTATATATGATCCATATAAGAATAAAAAAGAAGAAAAAGATAAAAATTTTTTCTTTCCAAATATCTCTGGTAACGTAATTAAAAATGTTAAACATCAAAAATTAATAAATGATATTTCTGAAACAGATTCTATTGATATGGAACAAGATGAAGAAAATGATAATGATAATATTAATGAAAATAATATAGAATGTGATATAGAATGTGATATAGAATGTGATATAGAATGTGATATAGAATGTGATATAGAATGTGATATAGAATAAAATTATGATAAAGAAAAAACTGAAAATTAAAATATTTATTTAAGACTAAATTTATATTAAATATATATCCTAATATATATTTAATAATGATTGATACATACGATAAATATATTTTAAATGAAAACAATAAATTTATTACAAAATTATTTATAGAAAATATCTTACAAAAATATAATATAAATCATACGGTTAAAAATATAGATAATTTTAAATTAGCATTTGTACATACATCATATTTAAGAGATCAACAACTTACAGAAAAATTTATAAAATTATTGACAGAAATAACTCCAATAGAACAAAAATTAATAAAAAAAACAATTCCTTTACAAGAAAAATCTTATGAAGTACTTGAATTTTTGGGTGATGCAGTTATTCATGCAGTAATTGCTGAATATTTATTTCGAAGATATCCTGATAAGGATCAAGGATTTTTAACTAAATTAAGAACAAAAATAGAAAAAGGTGAAACTTTAAATAAATTTAGTCGTAAATTAGGATTTCACGAATATGCAATAATATCACGTAACATTGAATTATCAGGTGGACGTAGTAATAATATTAATATAATGGAAGATGTATTTGAAGCATTTATAGGGGCTTTAAAATTAGAAACTAATTTTGAAACTTGCCAAAAATTTATAATAAATCTAATTGATTCCGAAATTGATTTTGCCGAGCTGATAAATAATGATGATAATTATAAAGAATTATTAATGCAATATTATCATAAAAATGGCTATAAAACAACACCAACATATAAATTATTACAAACAATAGAAGATAAACCAAAAAAATTTATAATGGTAGCTTATAGTCCAGATAATAAAGAACTTGGAAAAGGTACATCCACATCAAAAATACAAGCGGCGCAAATAGCAGCAAAAGAAGGTCTTATAAAATTAGGACAAATAAAAATAAATCAAATATTAGAAGATACAGATGATGAATATTATTATGAAAATTAATAAATTTAAACATTTATTTTTGCATATTCTAGAATATTAATAATTAATATAGTTAATATTATTAATCCAGTAAATCCATATTTAGCAGCTGGATATGGAACAAATTTTACAACTACAAAACCAATTATTGTTAATATTAACATAACTAAAATATATACTGTATTACTTTTTGTATAATTACTATTTTTTATTTGTCCACCTAAATAAAAAATAATACAGATAATTGTTAAAATTAAAAATATTGTATCAAACATTCTATCAAACATTCTATCAAACATTTTATATATAAATATTAATTAGAAAATATTAATTTATATAATATATTAATTTATATTATATATTATAATATATATATATATATTATGACATCTTATCAAAAAATAAAAGAAAAATATATTGATTTTAGAATAAATGGTAGATTATTTCCATCATGGATTGTTGCAAATTTTCCAAAATTTAAATTACCAGAAATTATACAAGATGAGAGTTATGATGCGTGTCAAACAAAACAGGAAGATAGATTGAGAGAATATCAAGTATTTGTTTCAAAATATCTAGATTTTAATTCACCATATAGAGATATATTAATTTATCATGGTTTAGGTTCTGGTAAAACTGCATCAACTATAAATTTATATAATGTCTTATATAATTCTACTCCGGCATGGAATGTTTTTATATTATTACCAGCAACACTTCGTGCAGGTTGGATACGTGAATTAGAAAGATGGATACAAAATGAAGATAAAAAATATAGATTAGATAATATTAATTTTATTTCATATAATGCACCTAATGCTGATAAATCATTTATGGATGCGGTTAAGAATGCTGATACATCAAAAAAAAATTTATATATTATAGAAGAAGCACATATTTTTATGGGTAACGTATATTCAAATATATCTACAGGAACCGGAAAACGTGCACAAACTATATATGATTATATATTACAAGATAAAAAAGAAAATGAAGGTGTACGTGTTGTATTATTAACTGCTACACCATCGGTTAATAAACCATATGAACTTGCATTATTTTTTAATTTATTAAGACCTGGTATTTTTCCAAAATCAGAAGCACAATTTAATCAATATTATGTATCTATTACTGGTTCAGGTATGGAAATATTAAATCCTCTTAAAAAAAATAATTTTCAAAGACGTATAATGGGTTTAGTGTCATATTATATAGGTTCTACTCCTGATTATTTTGCAAGAAAAACTGTAACATATGTAGATGTTCCTATGTCAAAATATCAAGATGAAATATATGAATATTTTGCTCAACTTGAAGATTCAATTTCAAAAAAAAGTAAAAATTCACAAACATATATGTCATATACAAGACAATCTTGTAATTTTGTATTTCCAGCAATGGGTCAAGGTATAACTGGAGAATCAAGACCTAGACCTCGTAATTTTAAATTAGCTGATAGACTTGATAAAGGTGATTTAGATTTAGAAGAAGAAAAAAAAGATAAAGATGATAAATATTATGATGTAACCGATTATCTTAATCAAGTTGATAAATTTATTAATACATTTGATTCTTATTTAACAACAAGAATGCATTATGATAAGGATAAAAAATATACTATTGTAGATGATTTACAAAAGATTAGAGAAAAATATAATTATAATGTAATTGAATTTTATGAAAAGGAAAAACAAAAATCAGATTTATTTGAAGCATTATATGCATGTTCTGCAAAATTTTTAATAGCAATTATCAATGTATTACGTTCAGCTGGACCTGTTCTTGTTTATTCAAACTATGTATTAATGGAGGGTTTACAGATTTTTAAAATATATCTTAAATATTTTGGTTTTACATCATTTAAAGATTTAAATAGTGGAACATCTGGATTTAGATATATTGAATATCACGGTGGTATTGATAAAGAGCAACGTTTTAAGAATATAGAACAATATAACGTACTTGAAAATAAAGATGGTAGTGTTATTAAGATTATTATGATTTCTCCTGCCGGTGCTGAAGGTTTGTCTTTACGAAATACACGTCAAGTACATATTATCGAACCATATTGGCATGAAGTTCGTATTAAACAAATGATTGGTCGTGCAATTCGTTTATGTTCTCACAAAGATTTACCAAAAGACCAAAGACATGTTGATGTTTTTAGATATAAATCTGTAAGAAGCATACCTGGTAAAAAAATGACAACCGATCAACTTATTGAAAGTATTGCTCGTAGTAAAGAAGGATTGTTACAATCTTTTGAGGATGCAATTAAAGAAGTAGCAATAGATTGTGAATTATATAAGGCACACAATCTATTAACTAATGATTATAAATGTTTTAAATTTGATGAGAAATCTTTATTTGATGAACAAATAGGTCCTGCTTATAAAGATGATTTGATTGATGATTTTAAGATGGATAATGGTAGTAATTCAGTAAATTCAAAAACAATCAGAATAAAAGTATTAAAAATTAAAGCTGTTAAAATCTTGTCAAAAGATGAAAATGGAGAAAACACAAAATATTCTGGAGAAAAAATATATTGGTATAATCCCGAAACAAATATTGTATATGATTTTGATTTAAAATATCCTATTGGGAAAGTTGGAACAGATTCTGATAATATTCCATTAAAATTATCAGCCGATGTTTATATTATAGATAAAATAATACCCATTCCTCATATAGATTCTAAATAATTTATTTAATGATATGTTTTACTTGTATTCATTTGATTTTCATACACACCGAGTTCAAATTCCATAGTTGGTAATACATTTAATCCGTATTTTGAATAAAAATCAGATTTAGGATCTAATCCATTTAATATATCAAATGGCATAGGTACATTTGTAGGAGTACCAGATGAATTATCAACTTGCATAATACGAAGTGGTTGTAATGGACATGGAATTGTTTGGGGTGTAGGTGGTATAAATATTTCAATTGTCAATTTATTTAAATTACGTAAATCATCATCATAAAATATTTTAATTGGTTGAGTAGCAATCCAAATATCATTTATTGCATCAATATAATTAGAATCTCTATATAAAATAAAACAATCGTTTTTTATATTATCATTTGTAGCATACATATTATTATTCGCAATTTCTTTTATTCTCATAATTAAATATCTATAATTACTAAGAATAGTACCTCCAAATAATACAGGTGTATATATCAAATTACCACTCCCATCTTCTGTGTATTGATATAATATAATTCTTGGTAAAGTTAAATATTTAACTTTTGCATATTTTACATTTTTAAAATCTGAATCTATACGAGGTGGAGGAACACCAGTACATTGAGTTTTATATGATATTCCTACACATTTAGAATCACATTCACTTGCACATACAGGTGTAGTTGGAGTTGGACATGGTGTTGAACATAAAGTTGGACATTGATTAAGACATTGATTTTTTTTAAAGGACGAACCGTTATTAGTTGGATATTTATAACGATTTATAGTATTATTTCCTGCTCCACCTAAAGATACAGCAAATACAAATGGATTTTTATACGTCTCTATATCACGATCAGCAGAATCAATATATAATGTATATTCAGTAATTGCTTCATTTACTATATTATCATTTAGATTATTATGTAAAGCATATCCATAATTTTTTCCATCTCTTTGTGGAATTAATGTTTTTGCAGGATTATATGCATCACCAAAATTTGAATTATTTTGTTTTGAATTAATTTTATTAACTGAATAATGTGATGGATTAGTAAAATTAGTAAAATTATTAAAACTCATGTATATATTAGTTATATATATTAATTTTTTAAATATATTACGTGTGTTAAGTATTATATTTTTATATTATATTATAATAAATATAGATGAATGATATAATTGATATAATTTATTCAGAGAAGAATTTAGGTAAATTATGTGAAAAATTTACATCATTTTTTGATGATATAGGTGATTCACAAAATGCCAGAAATGCTTGTAAAACATGGTTAAAAAAGAAAATGACAAATGTATTAGATAATAATAAAAATAATTTACGAGGAGGTGATAGAAGAGACATTATTAAAAAATTAAATTCAGATTGTTTACGTGTAGCTGTAAATGAATATCGTTCACACCAAAATTCTAAAACAACTGGTCAAAATATGAATAAATATAAAATGGAAAGAGATAGAGAATTATATGGAAACAGAAAAGTTAAAGTAGATAAAAGACCAAAATATAGAGAGGAAAATAAATTAGGGACTGTATCTGATGTTGGCGGATATGCAAGTTTTTCATCTGGTGGACAAGGAGAATTTATTAGAGCTGATGGAAGTATAGGAGATAAAATGTTTTTTGGTAATCTAAATGATGAAATGCAAATGAATGATAAACGCAGTGCAGCTGATGATTTAGAACGCAGAATGATGATGAGAAAAAACGAATATGATGGTGGTGGTTTTGATTCTAATATGGGAGGTAATATGGGAAGTAATATGGGAGGGATGGGAGGGATGGGAGGTATGGGAGGTATGGGAGGTATGGGAAATATGGGAAATATGGGAGGTGGTTATAGTCCAAATATTATGAATAATCAAAGACCGCCTGAAATTAATTTTAGATTAGATGGTTCTGATTCACGAGCTGAAAAAGCAAATCAAAATATGAATATGAATACACTAAATCAATTTAATGCTCTTGGTTTTAGTGATAATGATATGATGGGAATTGGTATGGGTAATTTTGATATGGGTGGTGATGGGATGAATGGAATGAATGGGATGAATAATATGAATGGAATGAATGGGATGAATGGAATGAATGGAATGAATGGGATGAATGGAATGAATGGGATGAATGGAATGAATGGGATGAATGGAATGAATGGGATGAATGGAATGAATGGGATGAATGGGATGAATGGGATGAGTGGGATGAATAATATGAATGGGATGAATAATATGAATGGGATGAATAATATGAATGGGATGAATAATATGAATGGGATGAATAATATGAATGGGATGAACGGTTACGAGTTATCAATAGATAACTCTAATCGTAAGAATTTGTCTTCAACAAATTCTTTCGGGATGAATGGGATGAATGGGATGAATGGGATGAATGAACATAATGATGTAAATAGAATAATGCAAAATAGGGGATATCAACAACGTAATATGCGTAATAATAATAACCAAAATTTTACTCAGGGTGGTAGGGAGGGAACAACTGAAGAATTAGCCAATAGAGTTAATCAAATGAGACATCATATTGCAGAAAATATTGGATTAGATCCTCAAGCACTATTACACATGACACCAGAAGAAATAGAGTCACATATAAAAAATCAATCTAAATCAAAATATAAGAACAATGATAATGTATATAGATATAAATCTAAGCGAAATACAAATGATAATGATAATAGTGATGATAATGGTAATGGAAATGATAGTGATGAAAATAGTGATAAAGATAGTGATGAAGATAGTGATGATGAAAAATTAAAAAAAAAATTAAAATTAATTAAAATGTTAAAAGAAATGAAAAAAAATAATATTAATAAAAAAAATGGTTTAGAACAAGCAGTTAATGAAAGTAAAAAAAATAATAAAAAAAATAAAAATAATAAAAATAATAAGCATGATTCTTCAGATGAATCAAATAATGATTCAAATAATGATTCAAATAATGATTCAAATAATGATTCAAATAATGATTCAAATAATGATTCAAATAATAATTTAGATAATGATTTAAATAATAATTCAGATAATGAATCAGATGAATCAAATAATAAAAAAAAATTTCGTAAAAAAAAGACAAATAATGATACAGATACGGATACGGATAATTTTGATAAGAATACAAAACAAAAAAATAAAAAAAGTGTTAAATTTGCAAGTAAATTAGAACAATATGAATCTGATTCTGATAATGAACAAATTAAACAATCTAAACAAGTTAAACAATCTAAACAAAAATCAAAATCAACTATAACAAATAAACAAGATACAAATAAACAAGATACAAATAAACGAGAAGATAAAAAAAATACAAAATCAAATAGAGAAAAATGTGTTATTAGAATATCTCCAGAAGAATCAACAGATGGTATTAAAATTGATTCTAAATATTTTTCAGATTTTATGATTGATGTAAAAGAAAATAAAAATCGTACATTCAAAAATTTATCAAATCTTAAATTAAAAATAAATGATTTACCAAAAATTCATCCTTATATTGATGATACATGTAATTGTTTAAATATTATTATTTCTAATGAAACAAAAAAAATAGAATTAGATGATGGTGAATATTCACTTGATGAATTAGTAGAAGGTATTACTGAAAATTTAACAGATGTAAATATTCAGTGCAAAAAAGATAAAAAAGGTAGAGTAATTTTTGAAAATACAAATGGTGATGATTTTGAGATTGATTGTGAAAATAATTCTTTTGGTAAATTTTTAGGATTTACAGAACAAAAATATGAAGGTTCTTCAAAATATATTTCAGAAACATCTTCTTCTTTATTATTAGATTCTATATATTTATATTTTGTAAATATATCCGCTGAAAAACCATTCTGTAAAATTAATTTAGATAAAAGTATAGAATATTTATATAATCAAAAAGATAAAGTATCTGAATTGGATTGTTTAATTATACAAATTAAAGATTCAAAAACATCAGAAGAAATTGATTTTCATAATTTTAATGAACAATTATTTGAATTTGAATTAGAATTTGAATGTGACAAAGAATAAAAATTTCTAAAAAAATTTCTAAAAAAAATTGAATAATAAAAATTGAATAATAAATACAATAAAAATAGATATTATAAAATTTATTATAAATTAATTTATGAATAATTTATTTACTGGTTTATTTGATTTTGATAAATTTAATAAATCTTTTATATTACAAGAATATTATTACGAACTTGATGAATATAATAAAATTAATGATATATTTAATCTAGAGATAACACAAAAAAAATATGATAAGCAATATTATACTCAAATAACAAAATATTATAATAAAAAAAATCTATCTAATATTACAGAAAATGAATTATATATTTGTGATGTAGCAAATAGATATCTTGAAGATTCTGGATTAAAACAAAATACAGATAAATTTGTTATTGAATATTGGCGCCATAGATTGTTTGGAGAAAATAATAAACATAAATTTTCAAAACACAGAGATAGTTTTGGTTTAATGATGGATGGAATAAATACATGTATATTTTATTTGAGAAAAGATAAAACTTTTATAGGAGGTGATTTAGAAATATATGGTAAAGGTGATATTTTTAGAACTAATAAAATTTTAAAGACAATACAACCGAATAATAATATCTTATGTTTTGATGGCGATGTGTATCACAAAGTAACTAATTTTAATGGATTTGGAATTAGAGATTGTATAGTTGTACAATTTGGAAAAGAAGATTCATTATTAAAAAATATATCTTTTTGAACATGAGTAATGATTAAATTAAATAAAAATTGAATAAAATATATATAATTATATTTAAATAATATATATAAATATAAATACATTTATATGGATAAATATCTAAATAAAGAAAAAGATAAGGACAAACAATTAGATGAAAGAATTAAAATAATTAATATTATACTTGATATGTATCCAGATATGAAAAAAGATAAACAAGATATAATAAATGCAGTATATGGAAAATTAAGTAAACCAAATACATATGTATTTACAAAAATATTTATAAATAATAAAGAATATTATGTTGATCCAGAAGGAACAATATTAACAAAAACATTAGAATTTAAAGGAATCATATTAAATAATAAATTCTATATGGTAGAGGATGAAGATGATGAAAAATTTAATAAATGATAAATTTAATAAATGATAAATTTAATAAATAATAAAAATTTTTTCTTTTTTTTTATTATATGTCAGATATAAATGATAATGAAAATTTACCACAAGAAATTATAGACAGTATAAGTACTGATAAAGTGGAAACAAAAAAAATAGAGGAACGTAAATGTGCTCCTGGAATTAAATTTGAATCAGGTTCTTGTATAACTCTTCCAGTATTAGTTGAAATGGTAAATGCTTATAATAAAGTAAATGAAAACAAAATAAAATTAAGTACACGAGCACAAACATTGTATCCTAAAAAATATAAAAAATATTTATTACAAAAAATTAATGATAGATATAAAGATGTATGTGATGGACAATTATGTTGGATGAAACAGGATTTTATAAATAATATGAATGAATTTATGCGAGAAGAATTAGAAAAATATACATTAAGACCACTCGGTCCAGAAGGTAAATTTGAATGGTTAAATACAGTAAATATTAATGAAGTAATGGAACAATATGAAAAAGTTTATAAAGATTTTAAATTTTTAGGAGCAATACCTATTGATTTTCAAGAAATTAATTTAGAAGGTGTTGCTGATATTAAATTTGATGATTATTTAAACAAAAATATAACTAAATTTGGTGTAATATTTAATTTGGATGAACATTGGCAATCAGGTTCTCACTGGGTAGGTATGTTTGGAGATATTAAAAAAGGTCAAGTTTATTTTTATGATTCATATGGTACACCTGCAGAAAGTAGAATATTAAAATTTATGAATAAATTTGATAAATATCATCGAAATAAATTTGATAAAAAATGTGATGTTAGATATAATACAACAAGACATCAATATGAAAATTCAGAATGTGGAGTTTATTCAATTAATTTTATTTTACAATTATTAGGTGGAAAAAAAATGGATGATATAATTAATGTTAAAATAAAAGATAAAGTTATAAATAAATTAAGAAAGAAATTATTTCGAAATGTAAATTTTAAATCAAATAAAAATGATTCACCTAATAGTGTTTTTGTAGAAGAAAATTTATTATCACAATTATTTTAATTATATATAATATATTATATTATTAATAATATAATGTATTTAAATAATAAAATATATATTTTATTTTTTATATTATGTATATTAATATGTTTATTAACTATGCTAATATGTAAATATTTTCAAAAAAATAATATAAATATACGAATAATTACAGAAACAAATACAAAAACTAATAAAAAAACAAATATTGATAAAAAATATGATATCACTAAAATAATAATAATAACGACAAAATTAATAGAATCTATTGCTATAAATATGTCTAAATTTTTTCATGATTTAAATATTAATACATATATTCAATATGATTTATCTGAAGAAGAATGTATAAATTCAACTGAAAATGAATTATATATTTTTATTAATACAACAATGATTATGCATGATTATTTTCCAAAAATATTTATATTATATCAATTAGAACAGTCTACCTCTAATTGGTTTAGTAAAAAATATTATAATTATATAAATAATTCCAATTATATTTGGGAATTTTCAATTAAAAATAGATTATTATATAATGATATTCCACTTAATCAAATAAACTATCAAATGACACCTTATTATTTAAATAATATACCAAGTAATAATATTGAATATGATGTATTTTTTTATGGAGCAACAAATGTAAGAAGACAAAAAATATTAAATAAAATTTCAGAAATATATAATCTTAAAATTGGTTTTGGAATAATTGGAGATGAAAAATATGATATTATTTCAAAATCAAAAATTATATTAAATATTCATTATTACGATGATTGTTCATTAGAAGCATGTAGAATAAATGAAATTTTACAATATAATAAAGTTATCATATCAGAAAAACCATCAGTTAATGATTGGTATAATCAATCTTTATATGAAAATATCGTTGAGTTTGTCGATGTAATAAATGATGATTTATCTAATATTAATAATATTATTAATAAAATAAAATATTATCTTAATGAAGATAATTATATTAAAAAAATAAATCAAATTAAATATTATAAAATTATATTACATGATAAATCAAAATTTAATTTATATAAAAATTTATTCAATATAATGAATTTTTCAAATTATTTATTAGAATATGATTTACAAGATAATAAAATATATTGCTTACATTTAATAGAAACACCAAAAAGAATTAGAGAATTTAAAAAAATAAATAATTTTACAAATATAGAAATATTTCCAGCAATTAAATATAATCCTAGTTGGAAAGGGTGTGCATTATCATATTTAAATTTAATTTATAATGCAAAACGTTGTAATTTAGATACAATTACAATTTGTGAAGATGATTGTAGATTTCCAGATAATTTTAATTATATATATAAAACTACCAGAGAATTTTTATCTAAAATAAATTGGGATATATTTGTAGGAGTAATTGCAGATTTACCAGAAGATGTTTCTATAATAAATATATATATGTATAAAAATATAAGATTTATAGAAATAAATAAAATGCATAGTATGGTATTTAATATTTATAATAAATCAATATATGATTTAATAATTAATTGGAAAAAAAATACGAATGATTCAAATGATTCAAACGATCAGATAGATCAATATATAAAAAATAATAATGTTAGAGTTATAACAACTTATCCATTCTATTTTGATTGTATAAATGTAGATAGTACTATATGGGGAGGAAATTTATATACACATTATAATAATATGTTTTTAAAATCATTAAATATCTTATATGATAAAATAAATAAATTTAATAAAAATACAATTTATATATATTAATATATATTTTTATATTTTTTCTAGATCATCATATAGAGATTCTAATTTTTCACTTAATTTAGATTTTCTATTTATTTCTTTTAATTTATCAAGATTATTTGATATTAATTTATAAGTATATTTTTCTGTAGTTTTATCAATTAATTTATCTAAAAATTTAAAAATAATTTTATTACGTATTTCTTCAATATCATGGTCTCTATCACCCAATTTTGTATTATCAACAAAATTTAAAAATAATTCTTTATATTTTTGTTCTGATCTTACAAAAGTAATATAATTCCACATTTCTTCATATTTATGTTTTACAGATTCAAACCATTTTTTTTCCCTATTAATTGTTTCACAATGAGCTACTGATAGATACCACCATACAACTCTATCAAAAGAATATCCTGGATTAGTTTCAGATAATTTATTTAATTCTTCATCAATCCAATTTTTACAATTTTCAGGCGTCATTTCTATTTTAGGTGGATGTATAAATCTTGCGTATTCGTGTACTACAGTTAAATAATTTTCATTTTTACGTGGTACAATCTTATCACTTGGTAATAATTGTATTAAACATCCTTTTTCTAAAGATGTTGTTTTTGAACGAAATGGTTCTGATTTACAAGTATCTTCAAGAAACATATCCCATGTGGAATATTCACATAGAGTACATTGCCAAAAATCACATTCATCTAAATCACAACATTCTAATTGTAATTGAACTTGATCCCAATAATAAATAGGACATATTTCTCCTTTTACTTTTCCTGTTTTTAAAATTTTACGAGAAAGTGGTACTTTAATTTCAAGCATACGTCCAACTAATTCAGTTAAATGTATTCCATCATTTTTATAAGGAGTAACTATGCCATCAGGTGATGCTCCAAGACATCCAATAACAGGATGTTCAACCATACCAAATTCATGAACACGTACATTCATTCTATATTCATATATTAATTTTGCAATATCTTCATATTTTTTACCATGATATGTTGCTGGATTATTTTGGAATGTTTCACGTGTTTTTTTTACTATCATTCTATATGGTGATTCATAATGATTTTCACCAATAACCACTCCAGCATCACTTGCTGTAATTTTTCCATCACGTTGTGTATACCATTCGGGTGAACGTTGTGCTGGATATTTTATAGAATTTAATTTTTCAAATTGTAATCTTCTTCTGGTTATTTCTGGTTTATTAACATTATCATCTACTTGTATATCATGTATCCATTGTGAACTATATGGACCAAATAATGAATTTAATGTGTTATTATGTCTGATTGGTAGAAAATTTTGTTTATTAAATATATTTAAAAGATCATCATAGTTATTATTAGTTTTGTAATTAAAATCTATAATAAAATTATCTGATAATATATATGAATATTTTGGTAATATTTTTTTAATTTCAGTAATATCTATTTTAGATTCAGTAGATATATAATTACATAAACTTTCTAATTTATGTTTTGATGATATATTGGGATATACATTATTATATTTTATAAGATAATCTTTAATTTTTGTAATATTGTTCATTATATATATAATTATATTTTTTTCTTTAAATGACATTTTAATATTTATATATACATAAATAAAGATATACAGTGAAGAATATATATTTTCATTTTTTTTTAATTATAAAATATTATAATATATTATATGATATATATTAATAATAATTTACAAAAGATTAATAATTTATCATCAATATTTGAAAATATATTTGGTACATTTTATATTTGTCAAAAATTAAAAGAAAAAAATATCGAATATTCATTATATTATAATTCATATATTTTTAAGACATTTCTAAAAAATACACCTCTTGCTAAATATAATATATATATCGATGATACATTAATTGATAAAAATCAAACAATATATTTATTAAATCCTACAATTGAAGAAATATTAAAATATATTGAAGAAAAAAATATTATATTCGATATATTTTTTAATATATATGATTTTTCATTTTATAAATATATTGATGAATTAGATATTAAAAAAATCTTATATAATACAATAACTGAATCACAACAAAATATTATAAAATATAAACGTTTAATTTATATTACAAATCTTGAAAATATCGATAAAATTTTTGAATTTAAAGATTCATATATTATTTATAATCATATTAATGATTCAGATATAATATCAATATTAACTAATAAAATGAGTACATTAAATGGAAAAATTATGCAGGATTATATAAATAAAAATAAAAGCAAACTTTCTGAAAAAAATATAAAAATTTTATCTGTTTTAAATAATATTTATGAATATTATGAAAAATTATTTATGATATTATTATTTGCCGATGAAATTATAATTGATTTAAATAGATTTACAATATGGTTATTAAAATTACGTACTAAAAATACAATTATAAAATCAAATTTATTTAAAATAGATTATGAATGTAAATTTTGTACTTATTTATATCCAAAAAATTTAAATATTGAAGATACAAAATCACGAATAATATATGATGCATCACAATTAGATGGAATAGGTACTATATTTTATAATTTATTAATGTTAATGAATGATTATAGAGATAATGATATTTATTTATTAGAAGATTTTATACCAGAACACGAAAAAAATATTACATTAAAAAAAATATTTCCAAATTTAAAATTTATTAATAAAAATAAATTGCATAAATTTATATCAATAAATTATGTCATGTCTATTTTAACATATATTAATGTACATGATATACATAAACATGGTTATGATATTATTTTTACTGGTACAAATTTTGCATTTAAACCAATTGATTATAAATATATTATAAAAAATCATAATAATATGATTTCAATTAATTCGGATATTATAAAAAATATTAAATCTAAATATAATAATTTTTTTGATAATAAAGACATTAAAATTGCAGTACATATACGTCGTGGAGATTATCTAAAATATTTATCTGCAAATCCTGATTCATTTGTATGTTTATTAGAAGATTCTTACTATATTGATTCAATAAATAAAATAATTAATACAATTAATACAATTAATAAACCATATCATATTTATTTTTTTGCTGAAGATAATGAAACAATCGAACATGTTAAAAATAAAATATTATTAAAAATAGAACAAAAAATAGATCAAAAAATAGATAGTAATAAATATACAATTATTCCATTAGATGTTGGTATTAATCATATTTATTTGTTATCAAATTGTAATTATATAATTATGTCCTCTTCAACTTTTAGTTTAGCTGGATTAATATTTAATAAATTATATAATGATAATAATGATAATGATATAACAATAATATCTCCGAATCATTTTACAAATCCACGTAGTAATCGTGATAGATATTATAAACAAAAAACAATTGGTATATTAGATATAATAAAAACATCTACTAAAAAATATGATATAATTAATATTAAATGTGCATCACATATATAAAAAAAATAATAAGATGTTATATATATATACATTTTACAATTTCTATTTAGTATCCATATTATCAATTGAATTAAATTTTATTAAATTTTATTAAATAAGGAATATGGTCTTTAATATATTATCCATATAATTATAGTCACCATATGAATTAGGTTTATTATCAATTGAATTAAGTTTATATATAAGACTATAATATTCACTACTCAATGATGATGATTTAGCAGATTCCAAATTATATGTTTTCAAAGCTTCTTCACATTTTAATTTTTGTTCATTATATAATTTAACAACTGCATTGATTTTATTAACAAGCTCGGTACGTTCTATGCGTTTTTTTTCTTCTTCTATACGTTTTCTTTCTTGTTCTTCTTTTAATTTTTGTTGTGTTTCGTATTCTTTTTTAATTTTTAATTTTTTATCAAGTTCTGCTTGCATTTCCTTAATTTCTTTATCAAGTGTAACATAATCAGGTTCTGTATTAGTTTCATTATCTTCACAATTTTTACAGTTTTCAAAATCTTCACAATCTTTACAATCTTTACATTTTTGTTTATTACATGTACATGTTTCTTCGGCACAACATTCACTTGTACATACTTCCATTACATCATTAGATTTGGGAATATTTGTAATATTTGGAATATTTGCAGATGATACTTCACTTAGAAGTGGTTCAAATAAATCAGACATTATATTTATATTATATTATATAATAAATTTTCTTTAGATAATAGAATATTAAAAAATCAATTTTTTATAAATCAATTTTTTATAAATATAATATAAATACATATCATACATATTTAAGAAAATAATATTATAATATAATATATTATATAATGGGAGGATATATATCTAATATGGTGGATAATCTTAATATTAATGATAATACAAATAGTACTTTTTTTCCTGGAACAAAATTTCTAGCTAAAGATGATAATACATATATTTTTTTAGGATATTCTTTTGATATAAATAATTTGATTTGTATTAAAGATGATAATAAATATAATGGATTAAATACATACACTTTATCTACAGATGATATAAAAAAAATAGTTTATAAAACAGAACCACAAAAAAATAATACTAATTATTTTCAAAGTATAAATGTATAAATCTGTAAATATACAATAAATATATAAAAATTGAAAATTATAATATATGCATATATATGTTATAATTATGTTTTTATTATTAATATATAAAAAATAATATGGTAGAAAATTCTTTAATAACCGAACTTGCTATAGCTGTTGCAGGATCGGTTGATTCAGGCAAATCTACTTTTGTAGGAGTTTTAACAAGTGGTAAATTAGACAATGGTGATGGAAGTGCTAGAGTATCTGTTGCAAGACATCAACATGAATTGCAAACAAATAAAACATCAAGTATTGCTTCAAAATCTGTAATATTAAAAAATAAAAAAGCAGTAACACTAATAGATTTGTGTGGACATGATAAATATCTTAAAACAACTGCATATGGAATTGCTGGACATTATCCAGATTATTCTTTTTTAATTGTTGGTGCAAATAAAGGTATATTGCAAATGACACGTCAACATACAATGTTATTATTATCAAATAATATTCCAATTATTATTATTATAACACGTTATGATATTGCACCTGAAAATATTTATAATGAAACTAGAAAAATGATAGAAAATTATTGTAAAAATATTATGAAAACACCAGCAGATTTTATAAATAATCCATATATTACTGAACACAATAATATTGATTATAAAAATGATAAATTAGAACATTTAAAAACAATTTTAAAATCTGATAATACTCGTCAATTATGTATACCAGTAATTACAATATCAAATAAAACAGGATATTATATTGATTTTATTTTAGATATGATTTATAATATGTCACCACGTAATATGTGGAAAAATTTTGATATGGATATAACTAAAAAAACTATTGATAGATGTCAAAATACTATTATTAAAAATTTTATATCTCATATTGAACCATCACTATTTATAAATCCTAAAAATAATACAGAACATATATTTTTTATAGATGCTGTATATAATAAACCAGGTATTGGTCTTGTATTAGCTGGAATAAATCGTGGAGGTATTATTAATGTTGGTGATAATTTATTTCTTGGACCATTTGGTAAAGAATTTAAAGAAATACGTATAAAATCTATGCATAATTATGTTCAACAAAAAATTAATGTGGCTTATGATCATCATCGTATAACTCTTGCAATTGGAACAACAGATAAAGATATTACAAAACGTATAATTCGCAAAGGTATGGTTTTATTAAAATCAAAAGATACAATTAAAGATAATTTGACATGGAGATTTAATGCAGCAATTACTATTTTTAATCATGCTACAACATTAAAAAATGGTTATTCTCCAATGTTACAAATTGGAAATGTACGTCAAACAGGACGTATGATTTTTGAATCAGATAAAAATCAACAAAGAGATTGTATTAAATCAAAAGAATTTGCATTTGTAACATTTAAATTTAAACAATATCCAGAATATATCGAACCTTATCAAATTTTTGCATTTCGATCAGGTCTTGTACATGGTGTAGGTGTAGTTCTTGATGTTATTCCCATATATAAAGATTTAGATGCAAAAGCAGATCCACAGAAAGCAAAACAATTAGTGAGAAAATTTGTAAAATAAAATTTATTTATATCCGTTAGAATTCTAAAGCTATAAATACTCATAAATTTCATAAAAACCTTATAAAGGTTGTAATAAAATGTGATGATTATTTGATACCGTTAAATCCCTATAGTGCTTATAATCACTACGTTAATTAATACTCCTTTTACTTTTTTTTCAGGAAATTAAAGGATAAAAAAAATTTGAATTAATATTTAATTATTATAAATGTATAATGATTTTATTTATTATAAATAAATTAATGCTTTATAAGGGATATGAATTAACAAATGAACAATATGAATATGTAATATATCAAAATAAAACAAATACAAAATTGTCAGCATGTGCTGGTTCTGGTAAAACACAGGTATTAATTTTAAAAACAATATATTTAATTGAAAATAACATTTATAAATCAGATGAAATATTATTACTAGTATTTGGTAGGATGGCACAACAAGATATTATACATCGTGCAGAAAAAGTCGATGAAAATAAATTAATTAATTTAGATTTAATAATGACAATAGATGCTTTATCAAAATATATTATAGATGATAATAATCGTATAGACGTATCTTTATTATCATATAAATTTATGTTATATTTACAAAATATAAGTATTGATGATTTACAACAAAATAGTAAATTAAACAAAATTAAATGTATATTTATTGATGAAGCACAGGATCTAAATTTAATTCAATATAATATATTAATTTTATTAAAAGATAAATTAAATATTACATTACATTTTATAGGAGATCCAAATCAAAATATATTTCAATTTAGATTTTCAGAATCAAAATATTTTATAAATTTTCAAGCTACTAGTTTTAAATTAACAACAAATTTTCGTTCTCATAAAGAGATTATAGATTTTTCAAATAAATTACGTCATGATCAAACACATCAAATTGTATCACATAAAGGAAGCAACAACATAAGGCCAGTATTTTATGAAGGTAATTTTGAATCAACTTTAATAAATCTAATAACTGAATTAGAAGAAAATTCTGATTTATCAGATATTGCCATATTATCAGCTGTTAAAGGAAAAATAGGAATAAATTATTCAAATGGATTATGTCTAGTATCTAATATTTTATCAAAGTATAATATTAAATTTAAACAATTTTATGATGAATCTAAAGATGATGTAAGTAATAATATTAAATATGATCATGAACAAGGTGCATGTGTATTAATGACTATATGTGGTTCAAAAGGATTACAATGGAAACATGTTATATTGATTGGAGCAAAAACAAGTTTAGTAAATTATTACAAATTTACTGAAAAACAACATAATGATGAACGAAACTTATTGTATGTGGCATGTACTAGATCTATAGAATCACTTAGTATAATAGTTGAACCCAATAAAAAATCAATGAGTTTAAATCATTGGTTTAATGAAATTGATAATAATTATTATGAGATTATATCTGAAAATAATTTTACCGAATTAAAATATCCACCATTAAAATATAATAATGAACCTCTTTATGATAATAAGATTACAAAAATTTTAGAAAATATACCAATTGAAAATCTAAATGAATTATCTGAAATATTAGGATATGATAATATTAAAAAGGATATAGTTAAAATATATGATTATGATTTTACTAAAATAGAATACGTATCACCTATTTTTCTTGGAAAATATGTAGAGTCATTATTTGTAAATTTAATACATCTTAAAAATAATGAAGAAAAAAAAGAATATAAAGATATTCAGAATATAATAGATTCGGTAAATCTTATAGAATGTGAACATCAACAAACATATGAATGGATTATGAAAAATAAACAAGGATTATCATGGGATAAAATAGATACATTATTATCTACATTACCATCTATTATACAGAATGATTTAATGATATTTAAACAGAGAAATAAAAATAATTTACAAGAATTTTGTAATTATAGTTTTGTATTAAATAATGAATATTATATACAATTTGTAAAATCTAATATAGATTATATTAAAAAATTTTATAAAAAATATAAAGAATGTACGGATTATAATAAATTAAAAAAATTATTATTTTATTGTGAAGTATTTCATCATGCAATTCAGACACAACATTATTATCATATTCAAAATAGAGGTCTTAAATTTAAAACAATGTTAATAAAATATTCAGATATGTTTGACCAAATTAAAAATTATGTTGATGTAATGCCACATATTTTTACAGAACATAATATATATATTGAAAAACATAATTTATCAGGTGAAATAGATTTAATAACTATTGATAATAAAATATATGAAATTAAAGCATCACAAGATATTAGTTTAAAATATATATTACAAGTATTAATGTATAATATTATGACAGAATTTAAAGAAATATATACTCTCAATTTTATAAATTTTATGAAGGGAGAAGAAGTAAAAGTAGAAATAAAATTATCACATGAACAATTAGAAAGAATAATTTATATATTCCAAACATATTCATGGAATAAATAAATAAATAAGTTAACTAAGTTAACTAAGTTAACTAAATTAAAAATTATCCTTTTACAATTTTAACGAGTTCAATATAATTAAGTGCACGCATTTTACAACAAACATTTTTGAATAAACTTAAAATTAATTTACTACGTTCTTCTACAAATTCTGGAGTTTTATCAAATCCACGTGATAATAATTCATCATTTATGTTATATTTATCGCATATTTTTTTAATTCCATCATTATATAGTAATTGTTTATCTCCAAGTAATTCACCACAAGTAGGACATACCATGTATAACATTTTATCTTTAATATAATTAGTTATATATATTTATTTTTAAATTGTTTAATTTTCATTTTTTTATAATATATTATTATATATAATATATTGTAATGGATTATCAACCGAAATATGATAAGGAAACTGAAGAAGATTTAATAAAACAACAAAACGAAACATTAAAACAGAATGCATTATTTAATTTAGATTTTGATGAATATAAAAGACAAGTAAGAAATGAAACAAAATTATTACAAGATAAATTAAGTCAAATGGATTATATCAGAAATCCAACAGAAATAATGAATACTGGACGTAATAATGTATATTTAATGGCTGGAATTATATTAATTGTTGTTGCTTTTATATTAATGTTATTAAGTTAATTTATTAATTTATTTTTTTAATATATATTATTTCAATAATTCTGAATTATTTTAATAATTTTGAATTATCTTAATAATTTTGAATTATCTTAATAATTTTGAATTATTTTAATAATTCTGAATTAGCTCCAACAATTTGGTCATAATTTGGTAATTCTATATCATCTAATATATATGTAGCATATACTTTATATTTATTAATAGGTATTCTTTCTGTAAATTTATCTATCTTTTTTTTATTATAATATTTTTCTTTTATATTTGTTATTTCATGATATTCATTTATTTTTATTCTACGAACACCATATAATTCATTTGATGGATTAGCGAAATGACAAATTTGATAATATGTATATTCTATTTTATCTGGTTTGTAACACATTTCTGGATCTCGATTTCCTTTAAAATTATATTTAATATTGGTTTTTAATGGTTGCGGTGGACGTTGCATGATATATGATATATATATTATATTCTATTAAATAATAATTTTTTTCCTGGCTCAACTATATTATCATCTTCATTATAAGCATCTGGATGATTTAAATGTATTATATTTGTTGTAATATCATATCCATTCTTATCAAGATATTCATTATAAATATTATAGACTTCTAATAAATATTTATCCAAAAGTTCATTTATATTATCAATAACATCATTTATATTATATTCAAAAGGAATTTTTATTGATACGGATAATAGGGAATTAATAATATATTTTTTATCATCAACCATATTATCATATAAATATGCAGCTTTACTTGGATCTATTTTAATTAATTCATAACATTCTAAAAATGCATCTATATATTCTACACAATCATTATATGCTTGAGTATTATAATATTTAATTTCTGGAATAAATAAAGCATCTGAAATATCTTTATAATTTTTAATTCTATCTTTACCAGATTCTACATAAGTTAATTTTTTATCATTTATATTATTTTTTTTTTTAGAAATATAATAATTTATACCATATAATATTGCTATTAATATAATTAATTTAAGTAACATTATAATTTACAATATATTATATATTTTTATATATTAAATAAAAATTGAAAAATTATGTTTATATCAATAAAACTTTATAAGAAACTTTATAAAAACTTTTATAAGAACTAAACACAATTAAATACATATAATAAAATGGATACAAAATATATTAATAATATTATAATTGATAATATCAAAAGTCGTTATATGACTGAATTAGAATATGTAGAAACAGAAGAAGAACGTAATGAAATTAAAAAATTATTACAAAAATATGATAAAGTTGTTGAGAAAAAAATAAATATATTTGATAAAAAAATGAATGAAATTGATATGCTTACTATGAAGAAACAATTTTTAAGATTAAAAGAACCACAAAAAATAAATAGATTAATATTATTTTTTACTGAAAATTACAATATGACAGAAAAAGAATCAGAAAAAAATACTGATAATATAATGGAATTACTAACCACTGGTAGTTTAAAAAATAAAGATATTGAATACGATATTGATAATATTAGAATTACAAATATAAATAATATTAGTG